CTCATTTGAAATTTTCTCCAGTTCTTTAGCACAATATGGATCTATTGGTATGTCATGTATATATCCCCTGGGATACTCTGGCAACCGATTTAAGAAAACCACAAATGTTTTCATATAAGACCAAAGATCATTATCAATTTTAAAAAATAACATTGGTGTTGTAGCCTCACCAAAGATATTATATAAAATCACAAAATGATTAATTAACAGGTGTGTTTTTAGCACACCTGTATTTTTGTATCTTCGAAATAATCTTTTAATGTACTTAAAGTGATTTAGATCTCGATCAAAATCTTCTTTAGTTACTGCCTGAGGATTCTCATAATTTTTTATCGCAAATAGAAGAAAATTTTCCTCATTCAGTTCAGTAAATAACATGTAGTTAAATCAATATCAGACTAGAGGATTCGCGTCATAAAGTGGAGTATTGCCAGTCTGAATACCAGACATTGCAACTAGTACTTCGGTTTTTACTCTGTAGTTGCCATCCGCATCAACATAAGTTTTGATACCAACCCAACCAGCATGAGCAGGAGAATATACAGTATTCTGAGCTGCATTGATGCCAGCAGTAGCTACACCGGCAACATATGGCTCATAATTAGTATGAGTTTGACTAAATTCACTATCCAAAACAGTATACTTTGGAAGTTGAGATATAGAGAAATCAGTATTTGCAATTGCAGCACCACTAAGTCCAGCTGTACTACCAATTGATAGCTGAGTTGTGCTAGCAATACCAACTATTACAGCATCACCAAAATATGTCCCACCGACAACACCAAAACGAATTACATCACCAGTAGAAGCTGCACCAACGCCACCGAAGTTAGTTCCAGTAGCAGTTACGATACCTGTGGTATAGTTAAGCCAAACTTTACCATTAGATGAAATATTGTCACTATTTCCCCAGAGTGCCATTCTTGTGTACCTTTACTAAATTTTTTATCTAAGAATATTTATTAAAAAAGAGATCTCATGTGATTGAGATCTCTTTGAATTTTTATGCAAATTTATATCAGCAATTTTTGAGAAGTGCTGTTCTTACAGTGTTAGAAATAAGATCATCAATATCATTATCGGTAGTTTTCACATAACGCTCAAGCAGCTCAACTACAAGACGCTTAGTATGACAAGAGTTCATTGCCGCAAGAAGAAGTGGTTTTACAACCTCTACTAGTACACCCATGATGTCCTCCTTTGTGATTTTTTGGATAGTATCCAGAAATATTTAGGAATTGATGATACTTTGACGATATGAATCTACAAACTCCTTAAGTTTTAAAGGAAGTTGTCTTATTTTAGGTCTTGGCGATTTTACTCTCTTTTCTGGTTTTTGTAATTTTTGCTTTTTATGTGGTTTAACTTTTAAATCTTTTGGAGCTGGGAATCCAGGAATCCACTTTTGGACATACTCTCTATTTTGTTTTGGAGTTTTTACTTCAGCTTTTGGTTTTTCTGGTTCTGGGGCAATAGTAACATAAGATACACCACCACCAGTTCTTTGTATTGGTGTTCTATCTCTTCGAGTGCTAACTCTTGCTCTTTCTGCTGGGGTTAGTAACTCTTTACCTCTTGGTCTAGGTCTAGATCCAGCAATATTAGCTTCATCTAGTTTGCCGAGAAACTGATTAAATGTGATTGACATCTCAATCCTCTACTTTCTTTGGTAGACCTTTATGTGGAGTCTTTGCGAACTTACGAATCTCTCTCTCGGACATTCCATCTACAATATCCAGAACTGCCTTGCTTGCTTCGGATCTTGGAGTTTCACCACGCTTCACAGAAAGTGCAAGACCGAAGAGTTTTTGCTGTTGTTGACTTTCTGATTTTTCTAGAAGGAATGCTTCAATTTCTTCTTTTACTCCAGCTCTTCTTTTTGCGGTCTCTCTTGCTGCAGCATTTACTGCGGCTTTTGTTGCTCTTCTTGCACCTTTAATTAATGCAGCTTGAACATTTCTACCAGCTTTTGTTGTCTCAAATGGCTTTCTCATCTCAGATCCAGCCTGACGAACACCAGAAATTACTTTTCCAGCAGTTTGTGCTGTTTGCTGTGCGGCAGTAGATAGTCCTTTCCTCGCAGCTTTGTCTCTCTCTATGCCTTGTTGTACAAATTTAGTTGCAGATGTTATTCCTCTAGCCAAGGCGTCAAGTGCTGGTCTAGATTTTGGTTGTGTGGCAACGGCTGTTTTCACGGCTTCATTTCCTTTAGAAACTGCGACTTTTTTGGCTGCAGTTGGTTTCTTTTTAGTTGCTTCTCTAGCATCAATTTCTTTTTTTATTTCTTCATAAGATTTTCCACCTTTTCTTTTTCTTGCCTTCCTAGCCTCAGTTAATGTAAAATCTTCAGAAATATAAAATACATACTCGACAAACTTGTCATATCCAAGCTCTTCAATAACCATCTCAAGACCTTCTTCATTTAAGCCCTGCTCATAAAAATACTGAGCAGCAACATCAACAACTTCTTCAATATATTCCTCAGATAGTTCTACTTGTTCACCGATGTTTACATTTGGATTGATGTCAATTTTATTGTTGATTCCTGACTTCTCTTCAATTTTTTTCTGCTTAGAGTTTTCAATGTCAGCGTCTACATCACCAACCTTCTCATAAAGTTCATTCCTCCAGCTGGAGAATGATTCTTTCATTGATTTTTTCTTTTTCTTAAACTTACCACTAACTTCTCCTTTTTCATATCCTATACCATCACCATCATCATCCCACCATCTTTTTGGTTTTTCTTCATCTTCATCATCCTCATCTTCTTCGTCTTCGTTATCTTCCTCCTCCTCGTCTTTCTTCTCCATCTTCTTCATCTTCTCTTCAATGTACTGAAGATATTCATCTCTTTCGGAAACCACTTGACCAGAAACAGATTCAAGGTAGATCTGCTTCATTTCATTTAAACTTTCTACAATACGATCAGACATTTGTATAAATTCTAGAAAACCTATAATGTTATTTATTCTTTATACTTTTTCTATACTTCTTAATGAAGTTTTTAATTTCCTTTGTATCACTCATTCTCATAACATACTCTCTATGAGAATCAGTACCGACCAATCTTTCATCTGCAGGTACACCAGAAATATCAGTCCACTCAGTTAAATCTTTAATCCAAGACTTAAACATAATACCGTCTTCTGTCACACAAATCAAATAATTAGCACCACGACGAGTGACTTTACCGACCAAACCAGTATTCAGATTTTCTACGATATCTCCAACTTTGAATATATTTTCTTGATAATACTGTTCTCTAAGTTCTGTGTAGTCTAGTTTTGGTGCATATTCCCAAACTTCAGCTACTTCTTTTGGTGCCTTATCTCCCACCAGCACACGCTGAACAGCAAAAAACATCGCCTGAGCATCTTTGTCTTTCATTCTTTTTGGAAGACCAGTCTTAAATTGTTGGAAATTATCATCAACTGCCGCCTTGCGGAGTTTTGATGCAGATATTCCGGTCGGACCAGCAGCATCAGGATCTCTTGGTCCTGCTGGAACTACATTGATCTCATCAAATGCATATATTTGTCCATTGTATTGATTTGCAAGTCTATCGAATTCTCCAAGTCTCTCAGATCCAACTACTATATTAATCTTTTTGTATCCATCTTCATTTGCGCCAACCAGTACATCAAATATAGTTTTCATCTTATCATCATTGACGATGTTTTCTTTATAGTCAGGAAACATCTTCTTCATGTACTTAACCTTAGATGCTGGATCTAAAGGATTTTTATTTGCATCCTGTGTTCTTGATGGATAAATTTTAAAATCTCCTCCAGCAGATATTTCCTTTGCTTTTTTGATTAATTTTTCGTGGCCAATTGTTGGTGGATTAAATCTACCAAAGACAACAGTCAGTGGAACTTCTTTATCAATTTCTGGAGGTGCTGGTTCTTCTTTTGGTGGTGATATTCCTAATCTTTCCTTTGGTGCTGCTGGATTTTCAAATGTTCTTTGTCCAGGTTTTGCACCTTTTGGTTCTGCTTCTGCTTTTTCTGGTGATGGACTCTTCTTGCGAATCATCTCAAGATCACCACCAACAGTTTGTGCTACAACCTTCCCACTTCTATCCACCCAGTTTCCATGCCCATCAGAAGTCAATCCAAGACGATATGCTTTCTCGGATGCTCTGGATCCACGAAATTCTAATATAAATTGCGAAAACTTTTTCATTCTTGTGAGGAATTCCTTATTTATTTATTCTTTCTTCTGAATGTTTCCGGAGCATTCTCTGCTTCTCTGTCTGGACTCCACCTGCCAACTTCTGGTCTTGCGGTCGGTCTACTAGCTCCAGAACGACGCTCACGACGAGTAGCATCAGATCTCACATTAATTGGCTCTCCAGTGAAGTTGGCTGCAACTCTAGTGGTTGATCCATCCGCATTTCTTCTTATTACAGTTGCGCCCTTTTCAACTGAACCAACCATTTTTGTAGCGGCAGCATTTGCTCGTCTTTGTTGAGGAGTTTCACCAAGTCTAGGATCCCTAACACCTCGTTCACCGGAGGTTGGTGTTTGTGCTCTTCCACCCAACCCAGAAGGTTGCCTTTCTCTTATTCTCGCTCTAATTTCGGCTGACTGATCAACATTAGTCTGAGGAATGCCAAGCATTTGTCTTCTCTGCTGAGATGCTGCCCTCCTTCGTGCTTTTTCTTTTGGACTCAATGCTTCATCTAACAACTCATCATACCAATCATCGCTGGCTACATGAAGTATCTTTAGTGCAGATACCATATCATTGGCAAAACCATTTTCTACCAAATACTCAGCAATATATAATTCCATTTGTAGCTATTAGAACTTTTTATTATTTATAAAAAAACCTCCCGAAGGAGGCAAAATTCAAACAATAAATTTTTCTAGTTCTTGATCTAGCTGTTGCATAAGAAATCTGAGTCTTGTGATTCTTTCCGGCTCATGGTCTTTACTGTAACCAAATGTAGAAGAATCTAGAACCTGTAGAAGATCTAATGCTGTTGGTGGATCAAATTTTATGGTTAGTTGTTTTTGCTTTGCCATTCAAACATCTCCAGGTCGGCGGTTTTCAGAACGATAAACACTAAAGGTACCTTCTGGATATCGGGCGCTTAGTTTTTCGTAATTCATTTGCATAATTTCCTCAAAAGAAATATCCATTGCAATACAGAACTGAGCCAAATACCAGCACTGGTCAGAACACTCCAATTTAAGTTTACTTTTGACAGACTCGTCCATTTCACGAGATTGCAGAAGACACTTTTTAATAAGATCCACAGTTTCCCCAAGTTCGCCAATCATACCAAGACAGAAAGTCAGTAGATGAGTCAGCTTAACTCCATCACCATCAAGTTCACGAATTCGCTCAACTAGAGTGTCAACATCAGAACTAGCTGGACTAGTAGTTTGCTTAACAAATTCAATATATTTTTGACTGTCAATTTTTTGATTATTTTCCATCAGAATGTAAAACTCCTAAATTTTTCTTTTAAGTCAGTTTGGTGTACTTCACCATTATACTCTGTTTCTTGCCCAGAGTCAAGTATGTCCTGCTGTGCCGACTGATCCACATCATAAAGACGCATTTTAGCTCGATCAATTCCAACCACAAACTTTCTGAATATTGTTGGATCTGCGTACCTATTTTTGAGCTGCTTCACCATAATTTGATTCAACTCTTCGAGTTCTTGTGTGGAGATCAATGCAAGAAGTAAGTCAGCTGTCATTGGGCCACCAATACTTTCTGATGTATCGGTAAGATCGATATCAGAACTATTCATGCCACTATTATGAGTCAGGATATCATTGGCAAAGAATAAATTATCCCCAGAAACTGTAATGTCTATCGTTTCTTGTTCACCCATAAGATCCAAAGAAACAATGACATCAGAAATCAACTCATCAGATCTCACAAACAGCGAATCACCAATGGATAATCCTGTTTTGATGTTTTTCTCTCCGTTTGTAGTCGGGAAGATGTGATTTGCGGAACACACAATCTTTTTACCAGATTTTGTTACGATCTCATAAACATCTTGTTTCTCTATTGGGAAAACATTCTCTACATTAACATATCCAGAATGAGATAAAATTTCTTGCCCAACTTTAATGTCGCGTAATTTAATTTCTTCTCCTGTCTTTGTTTTGACCAAAGTATCCAGACCCAAACAACGATTTACTTGAGTTGCGGTGATCAGCGGAACATTAAATTCTACGGCTAGTCCACGAAGTTCTTCAGCAATAGATTTAATATAACCATAAGAATTACCAGAAATATTGTTCTTGTGACGAGAGGAAGAGCAAATATTCATGTAATCAACTATTACAACATCTGGAATGAAATTCTTCTTGAGTTCAAGTTCTTTTAATAGAGACTTAAAATGACCAACATGAGCAGATGCGGTTGGATATTCTTTGATAATCAATGAACCTTGTGTCTTTCTTGTAATATTTGAAACCTTACTATCAAAGATTGATTTAGATAATCCAACCAAATCTTTAATATCCACATCAAGCAAATTGGCGTCAATTCGCTCTGCAATCTTTTCTTCTGACATTTCGAGAGTAATGTACAGGACATTTTTCCCTTGAAGTAGAGTGGCAGCAGCCATATGACATAAGGTCAAACTTTTCCCAACACCAGTGGAGGCCATCAGGATCGTCATCGTCTTCCTTGAGATTCCACCTTTAGTGATCTTATTGAAGAATTCCAGATCAAATGGAATCTTTTCTTCTTTCCGTTGGTAAAATTCATAACGCTCTTGGTAATCTTGTAGATAATCATGGCCAATATGATTATCAAAACTCACCGCTAACGCATCAGAAAGAATTGAAGGAATAGAATCTCGATTTCGTTTTTCATCATTTCCATCAGCAATTTGAATAGACTCCATAAGAGCCAAATAAATTGCACGATCTCTACACCACTTTTCTGTCGTATCAACTAACCACTGAATCTCCACGGGAGAATCGTCTAGAGAATCAATGATAGATGTAACATCTTTATATGAAGTCTCGTTCAGGTCTGTCCTGTTTTCAATCTCAATCAATAGTGCCTCTTTAGAAGCAAGTTCGTTATACTTAGAAACAAAAGAACAAATCTCGGAAAATATTACTTTTTGTGTGTAATCCTGAAAGTATTCGAGTTTGATGTATGGAAGTACTTTTCTTGTGTATTCATCATTGTATAGAAGATTTCTTAAAATAGTTGTTTCAACTTTTTCCATCATTTATAATGCAAATAAGTGCTCATAATATACTTGTCTCCACTTATTGGTACATTCCCTCGATGTGGAAACATCCACAAAGGAGGGAACACAACCATTGTACCAGCTTTTGGTTGGATTTGCAAGTCCGCGAAAACTGTCTCTCCACCTTGCTCCACATCATTCAAATACCACATAAAAGATAGAAATCTCCTAGAAGACTCATAATCTGTAACATCGACATGAGTATCAAACATATCATTACCATCATTTGAATATTTTTTAATTCTGAATTGTTCAAATGCGTGAGATTCTGGGAAGCAACGAGAATCAACAAATTCATAATATTTTTTCTTATATTCAAATACTTTTGATATCAAAAAATTATGAATATTTTTTACTTTATCAGATGACTCACTATTTTTAGTGAGATTAAACTGAGTGAAGTTTGGAATCTTATTCTGCTC